TACATATCTATCGTTAAAACTAGATGATGATGTTGGATAATACCAAACAACTTCTGTAAATAAATTATTTAATCCTGCATTTACTTGTTGGCCTTTTGTTGTGTCAATGTCATCAAATACATAATCTTCTACAGAACAAGGTAATGTTTTAACTGTACCATCAAATAGAAAGAAACCTTTAGGTGACATCCAATATGCAACACCATCTATCTCAACAGCTGCATTCTTACCAATCAATCCACAGTTTGTACCAACCTGTTCAAATCCAAATGTAAATGGCGCACCTACAAACTTCATGGTGTACAAAGCATTATCAGTCCAAACAAGAATAGTTTCTTTAGCTTTTAGTGCACCAATAATTTTTGTACCATCTTGTAGTCTTTGTGATCCTGCAGTGTTTACAGCAGAAGTTGCATATGAGTCTATGTTTTCTTGTTCTGAAAATCTAATAAACATATCATCTTGTGTTGTTGAATCACCAATAGTTGTTTCTGTTCCTAAATGTATTAAGTGTCTAGTAGTAGGTGATATTAAACTTATTCTTGTTCTTGTTGGATTATTACCCGTTGAAAAATTAGATGTTGTTGTAGATGCTCTGTTATTTAATGGAGACGCTGCTCCACCATTCCATGTAAATGTTTTACCATTTGCAACTGTTGCAATTAAGACTTGACCAAAATTATCTAAAGACCATAGTCCAGGTTCTAGTGTAATATTTTGTGCTGATGCTGCTTCACCCCAATTACCTGTGCCCCAAGATTCTAAACCCCAACCATATCCATATGTTTGTTCTGCCGGTCCAACTGGTTCATATGGTTTTATACTTAAACTACCACCAGTTGATACTGTTGCGGTAGCATTACTTGACTGATTAATTGTAAATGTATTTGTAGAAGAACTTATAACTTGAAAATTTTTATCTTCAAAATCAGATGCACTAAATCCTGTACCACCAGGTAGTGTAACATTATCTAATTGTACAATATCTCCAATACCTATCCCATGAGAATTTTTTGTGATTGTACATGTAGGTGAATTATTTGTCGTTGCAATTGTTGCAGAAGTTAACGTAGTTTTAAGTGGTGTAATATCATAAAACCTACCTTCAAAATATAATAACAAAAATTTGTCTGTTCCAATAGCAACATATCTATTACCATCAAGATCAACAAATGCGTGTGTTTTTCTAGCAACACCTACTATGGTGTTTGCTACAAGAGAAGACCAACCACCTACTTTTTCAGGCAGTCCATATCTAAATCTTACATTATCAGAGTCTATCCAACGAGCTGTTGCTCCAACAGTTGTATTTTGTTTATCTATTCCAGGTAAAAATTTGACTTGTTTAAGAGCCACGTTTCACGCTCCTATATTTTATCTTTATAGACCCAGCCTCTTACTGCATTTGCAAATACTAAAGTAAAAGCGACTGAGTCTGTGTTAACAACTAAATCAGAGGCTGCTCCTAATATATTTGAACCGTTTCGGCCTATTGTTAAATTGTTAGAACTAAGAAAGTTTCCGCTATCTATAAATGTTACTTCTGACCCTACTGCAGGTGATGCAGGTAAAGTCACGGTCAACGCTGCGTTTACACCTGTTGCTGATGTATTAATAAATAATTGATCACCATCTAAAGCTGTGTATGCTGCAGGAACTGTGTAATATCCTTTGCTTAAAATACCTTTATTAATATTAGTTCCATCTGAATATAGTATTGAAGTTGATCCTGATGGTAATACTATTCCTGTTCCAGATGCTGTTTTTACAGTTAATGTATAACTATTTGATGTCCTGTTAGTAGCGTCTTCTACAACATATACTCTTTCAAAACTATCTGGCACAATAAGATTTCTATTAGTAGCAAGAGTACCAGTTAATTTTAAATATAAATTTTTACCATTTGATACGGCACCCTGTGCTATAGATAAAGTTACATCAGCTGATGCAACAGAAATAGATATATATCCTGATGAAGCTTGTTCTAATTGTTGTAAATTTGTGTTGGTAATTGTTCCCCAAGTACCTGCTTTTTCACCTGTAGTAATTAATTCTAAATTTAAATTACTTGAATACGTTGATGCCATTTTTCTCCTATGGGTTAAGTGGGTTGATTTCTATCCAGTTTCCTGTAGCATTCGGATCCACTTTTCGCCAAGATACCACAGAAACACTACCAATTGCAAGATTTAATCTAGATCCGTTTGGTACTTCTGCTGTTGTTCTAGGACCAGCTGTAGCTGCTCCTATTGATATATTTAACCTATTTCCTGCAATTACTGCTATTACGCTTTGAGCTCCGACTCCAGCGAAAGTTGTTGTTGCAAAAGGTGTTGCTCCGAATAACATATTATAAAGGTATCCATGTTTGATTTGCGCCTGTAACTACACCATCCCAAATTCTAAACTCTACATTAGAGTTAGCAATGTTGAGTCTGCTTCCAGTAGGTATTGTTCTAGCTTTTGCTAAAGTTGTTACATCGCTGGTTGATATATTTAATCTATTTCCTGATAAAATAACAGTAGCGTTAGCTACTAATGTTGGGTTTCCTATAGATACATTTACTCTACTACCATTCACATTTACATTAGCTTTACCTAATATAGTTACATTACCTATAGCTGTATTTAATTGTGATCCTGTTGGTTGAACAACTGCTTTACCAACTATAGTCGGACTTCCTGTGCTTGTGTTTAGTCTGTTTCCTGATACTGAATATTTAGAAGCAAGTGTAACATTTCCAGTAGAAATATTAACTCTACTTCCTGTTAAACTAAATATAGCTTCACCTACAATTGTAGTGTCACCTATTGAAACATTTAATTGATTAGAATCTAAAGTTACAACTACACCAGTTCCTTCAATAAAAGTTAAATTACCAATAGATATATTAACTCTATTGCCTGTAGTTAATACGTTAGCTTTACCAGATAAAGTTAAAGATCCTGTGCTTGCATTTAATTGAGTTCCAATAGCGCTTGCAAAAGCATTAGGATTAAATCCTACATCAGAAAAGGCTGCTGCTGAAAAGGGTGTAGCACCGAAGTACATGCGAGGTTACCTCGCTGTTGCTGGAATGTTATTACTTCCTACTATCGATTGACCAAATGCCATGTAGATGTATGTTGAGCCAGAACCATTTTCTCCACTTCCACTTAATCTCCATTTGAAACCATTACTTAAAAAATCAATATAATAATCTGTACCTTCCGCATTTGAAAGATCAGGAAATAAAGCTTTACTCATTTGATTTGTTGGATCTCTTTTACTATCCCACATTCCCCAACTACTTGCTGCATTAGTTCTTTTAGCTATTAAAAACGCAGGTTTAAATCCTGTATAAACAAATGTTCCATTTGTACTTCCATTTCCTGTGTAGCTTCCAAACTTACTAAATCCTTTTTTCTCTGCGAAGCAGTAGGCTATGTAGTTATCAGAACTTTCATTAACTACTTTTAAAGGTGTTCCACTTGTTCCATTATTAAATCCAAAAGTTGATGAATTATTTGGTGGAGAATCCAACTCTCCATCTCCTATATCTCCCTCTGCATTAGTACCCTCTAATCTTAAAACTTTATCTGTAGATAATGATTTATGAGCAACACACCAAGAAGTAGCTTCTGTTCTATTTTTTACAATTATCATAGCTGGAGTAACTCCCAATCCATGACCTACTGTATCTGAAGCTGTTCCTGACCCTGTATAAGACACAATACTAAATCCTGCTGTTGTATTTGCTGAAACTGTAGATGTTATATCTCCATCATAATTAGTTGAACCTGCACCATTTGCTTTCCAGTTCCATGCAACATGAGTTTGAGTATTTCCATTAATATCTGCAGCACTACCTACAGTAAAACCATCTGTTCCAAAAGCTGTTAAACCATTAGTATTTGTTTCTTCTGCTGTGGTTGTATTACTATAAATAGTTTTTGTTGTACCTCTAACTGCATCTGTGAACCAATGCCAACCATCAGCACTTCTTCTCTTTATCCATGTTAAATCTGGTTGAAAACCTACACCTGTTATAGATTGTGTAGAACCATTACCTGTGTGCAATGTTGTATTAAAATGCTCTGTTGATTTATTTATAGTTGTGTATGCCATATTATAAATTTAACCCCTTAGTTGATAAAGCTGTGTACCCACTTGGTACATCATATTCAAAAATTCCATTTCCACTTGCGTTAGTTCCTGCGCTAGCTACTGCTGTTGTTCCGAAATAGCCATTACCAAAGTTAGCATCCCAACTAGCAGTTAATGATCCAGAACCATCCCAAGTTAAAGGTTGCCAATAACCTGTATTAGTTGTTATTCTATTAGTTATTGAACCTTGTGAAGTTCCATTTTTATAAAATTCAATTGTACCA